TGTTCACCACTCAAACGATTAACTTTGGAGGTTAAGATGACAAACCAATCTCCAAAAGCATCGCACATGGTCCAATGAGATCTGTGATCGCGATAGTAAGATATCAAAAGCGGAGGCATACGAATAAATTCGTACTCCATACAATCAAACTCAACGTTGGCACGGTTGTTCTTACTATCCCATTCATCAAAATCGCAAGCGAAAAACGAAGCATCACAATCTCGGAATTCAAACTCACGTTCAGCGACCCATTCAGAGAGCTCATCTTCAGGCATATCCGATGCAAAAAGAATGTTCTTAGCATCAGCAAGCTGTCGCCTGAAAACAGCGGCAACAGCACGGGTGTGACCAGCGAAAACGATGTTTAAAACCTTGTCAACAGCAGAGACACCTTGGGCGGCTTTTGGAAGTGAATCCATAAACTCCTTGACACCAAATTTCTGAGATTTCTTAGCGAAAAAGCTGATAGTGTATTTTCGCAGTTCATCAAATGAGTTGCTCAGCTTGAGGACAGCATCTTTAGCGCTTTTGGTTTGATTGGCAACCTTGCGTTGAAGATTCTGTATGTAATCAAGAGAATGAGCTTTAATCTCTTCATCGGTGACAGCTTGATAATAGGACATATACTTGGCCCAAGGATCCTTTTCCTTCGGGAACAAGTTTTCGGCTAAAGTATGATGTAACTCCTCAGCAGCAGCCCTGGCTTTATGCAAAGGCATATCCACAACGTGTTGACCATAGCGCTTGACCATAGCATTGACCATCTCGGTCGTGGAACCAGAATGCTGTTTGTTAAAAGAAATACACTCAGAGATCTTCTTGTGAACTTTGAATTGTCGTTCAGGCAAGACTGCAGGCAATGCAGCGTGAAATTTGGTATCTGATTTAGTAATACCAGGCAAATGAGTGTTCTTATAAACGTTGATAAGAGGAGTGGGACGATTGTAAACCGGCAAAAGTTTGACCAACATATCCTCAATGATCGGAAGACTGACCGTATTCATAAAAGGATGAGTGTTCACTATATGAGGGCTCAAAGGGTGATCAATGAGCTTTGGACAAATAGTGTCACTGGTGATGATAATGCCGGCTGTTTCCAGAGAATTAAGTATGGGTTGAGAGAGCCTATACTCTTTTTCCAAGCAATTGTACTTGCCAGTCACAACAAGTTGGTTAAGGTGGCGAGAAATGCCAACAGTGATGTGACCAGGAGATTCCATAATACCAGAGGTGATAGATTTGGTATCAAAATCCCAGACAAGCCCATTGAATGTGGTGCCCATAGATTGGTGAATAGTGATATTATGAGGAATGCTAGCGTGAGTCTGCTGGTTAAACCTCATAATAGGTAATCTGAAAGAATCCGGAGATTCCTCAGAAAATCGAATAGAATTCACAACCTTGCTGGTGCTGGAGTATGAGCGCTTGTAAAGGTGATTGAGGAGCTTAACAACGTCCTGAGGCATGCGATGACTAACCAACATAGTGTTAGATATAGGGCTATCAGTGAGATAAGATCTAGAAATATCAAAGATAGTCTTAAAGTCGGCATGCTTACGGTAGTTGATCGCATTGATCTGATCAACATCACCAGTCAAGATGAACTTAACGAAGCTATTCTTAGCTGAGCAGTGCTTGTAGAGATCGTAATAGTAGGACAATTGCATGCTTTGAGCTTCATCAATAACAACGAGAAGTTCGCCGTTGTAACATTTGAGAGCTATATGAAAAGTATGCACCTTGGAGTGACCCTGCTTGTTCCAATCTGCCTTGAGTTCAACTGAAGGAACAATAACAAAAGCATCCGGGAATCTTTTACGAATCATAGTCGACTTGCCGCAACCAGGAATACCAAAAACACCTCTAAAATGAAAACTAACATCAGTCGAATGATCGAAAGATTTGACAATGTTGTTATACTCTGCAGCAGCAACGTGATCGAAATCAAGGCCAACAGAGGCTTCATACATTTTAGGTGTTATCACAGCCTGATAATCAATTAGATGTTCTTCATGGTGTAGTTCGGTGTTGCTACCCTTGTTATAGAAGTATCCAAAAGAATAGTGTTCATCGGATTGAGCTCGAGTACCAGGAACACGCTGGCATTGAGACTTTTGGAATTTGTTCATGAGCTTTGTAAGATTCGGGTTGTTCATGAAATGCTTGACAACTATCGAATCACCGCCTTTTAAGACGGTGTAAAGCCAAATGAAATACTTCTCAAGAATAGGTTCTGTGATATGAGCACCAATATCAGAAACAAAGACATTTGGGGCAGCAGCAGGTATTATGATTTGATTGAAATCTTCATAATACTGAACATCAGAGAGGCACTTATGAGCAAGAGCAGAATCAAAGCCTAATGCGCCAGGTCCACGGTAAACAGCGGCATGAATGGGTAACTTGCAGATCGACAACAAGCCACCAGGAGCAGCGGAAACATCGAGAAGGATAGGATCTTTAACCTCCCTCTTAATATTCTCAAGCAAATAATTGTACTTGCTCAAAGCTCTTTCCTTTGGAAAACCGCCTGCATTCTCGTTAGAACCACCACGAAAAATGGAGTAATGGTTACCATTGTAATGCAGAACAATGGGATTAATCTCTTTCGCAACTTCGGCATTAATGTGATGTTCATAATACTGACCTCTAATTGTAGAACAGATCAAAATATCACGAAAGGTAACATCAGCAAAAACGCGAGGAAGAATGTCAACCAAAGCACTACGCCAGTGACCACCAACGTAACGACGAAACAAATCAAGTGCCTGAGGTAAAGGAAGCAAATCATTGTAAACGCCGGTGCGAATTCGAGCGATGGCATAATCCAACAACAACGCAGGTCTGATCGAAGTAATGACAGAAACACAACGAAGGAGACAGTGACCATTACCAAGCTGAAAATCGGCCGGAACTAACGGATCAAAGGTCTCAAGAGATTGAACGACTGGTTCGCAATAAGAGATATTATCATAGAATATTGGTTCTTTGATGCTAATCTTCTTCTCAACAGGCTTCGTTTGATAGTATTTAGCAAGCTTCGAAAAGCGCAACCAATCAACGAGAGACCACAGACAATCACGACATCTACAGACACGAAAGCAATCAGCTTTAGCACACTCAGCAACAGAAGTATGACCGCAAACACCAAAGTGATGATCAAGATTGGACTCATAATCATCTTTGACGGAAGTGAGATTTTTGCGGACATCTGCAACGATGGTCAATTCTGCGCAAGCGATCGTAATTTCATCAGCAGTAGCACTAGCAAGATCGAGCAAATACAACTTTTCCAAACGCGATAATGTGCGTTCAACAGATAAAAGAGTTTCATCAAAGCCTCTAATCTGAAGGCCAGCTTTAAAACCAACCTTAGGAGCTGTAGGTCTATACAAATTTTCGATCTTGTAAAGAACAATACCTTTACCAACATAAGAACCATAAGTATGAGAGAGATGAGAACGACCATCAATGAACTTACAGTCTTTTTCGACGACGCGATAGAAAGAATTAGGAACAGCTGGCAACTGAGATTCGCGCGGAGCGCATATGTAAAGCGGGTTACCAGTAGCAATAATCATCTGAATGAGATCCCTAATTTTAGCGTATTCGCGACATTTGACATCGTAAAAGGTGAATGGTGGATTAATCAAATAAACACCTTTACGCAAAGAAACTAGATCTATATCAAACGCGTTACCTTTGGAACCAAAGACAATATCAGCATGAAAGCGAGAGAAATAGATCTTAGAACGTGTGTTAAGCGGAGAAGCAAAAACTTCCGCATCAATCTTGTATTTGTTAAAATAATCAGGATGCAAAGAAGCACTGCAGTGAGCTCCGAAAGAAAAGTTGGTAGCAGTTGAACCGACGGGAGGGGTAAAGGTCTTAAAATAACCCTCATAAGTCTGGAGAAGAAGATAAACGCTAGCGATGAAATAATCAGGTTCACCAACGTAATTATCAGCTAAATAATCATACTTAGTCATGGTAATCTTTTGAGTGCTGTTAGTAGAGAGAGAATTCAACACAACAAAGTTATCATCCATGGTAACTGAGATATCAAAATGATACGCAGTTCTAAATATGCCACTTAAAGCGCCGGCCTTGCTTTTACTCTCAACCACATCACGATCAAGAAGAGGAGTGAGTGCTTCGTGTTTGACTGTAATGACACCTTTAAGCTCTGTATATTGAAAATCCGCGAACAGCTCCTTGAGCTCCCGAAGGAGTTCTCGTCTAAAGTGAGTGATTCGAGAATCACCGTTAGGGACGTTTGGATCAAATGGAGGGTTCTTGGCGGCTTTAATCAAAGCAATGTTAAGAGCGACGATGCTATCGTTGGCAGTGTGAATGGTTTTGCCATGAGGCATCGGTGGTGCACTCGGAAGAACTATTTTGGGAAGAGGAACGAGAAAGGATTCAAAGATCATCTTGGTGTGAGGATTGATAAAACAATCGAGATGAGTGCCTTTGAAATGAGTTAGAAAAATCTGACGGCAACTATAACCAGGGTGCAAATTGCAGCGAGGTTGAGGGTGAGTAAGTTTTAAAACATCGCAAGAAAAGTACGGATGCGCCCTGCCATTATCACAACCGGAGTTGGTGCAGGAAAGAGGAGAAGCTCGAAAGCATTCAAACTCTACGCAATTCATACCATTATGCGAGCAATCACCATGAGAAAAGATAGATTTGCCGTGAGAATCGGGGTGCGTATAAACGCCTTGATGAAGGTGAAGCCAGTGAAAATTAAGAATATCCTGACAAGTGTAACCAGCTCCATGGTCACAATCAGGTGAATGAAGGTAATGAGTTCGTTCTCGAGGTATCCAACCGTTATGATTCTTAGAAAAACGATATGAAAACCAAGGATGAAAATCAGGTTCAATGGAACGAAGACGAGGTACCCATGTTTTGGAAATAAATTCCCAATGTAGATGACTGGGAGCGGCGGGCCGTTTGATCTTAACAATGCGCTTTGGTGGATGGTAAAGTGCATTTAATTTAAGCCTGGCGCTTTTAAAAACCTCGTTGTAAGCGATATCGGAAGGATAGATAGGTCTCATATCAAGTATCCTAAGAATATCAGCATCATCGGTGGTGGCCTCGGAAGGTGCACCAATGGTATTTTTACCATCATTCATTTCAAGATCAACATACCAAATGCGTCGAATATGAGCAACAAGCTCATCAGCACGGCGGCGAATATAACCAGCATCAGCGCTAGACTGAATGTGCTTAAAAGATTTGGACGCTATTTGAGTCTGGTGGAAGCGATTAATGGCCGACAAAATATATAATGATACCGAAATAACAATATAGATGTCTGCGTGTTCTGACCATTTACGCCAAATGATGTGTTTACCAGCTCTTATATCATGTTGAAATGAGTACATGTAAGAAAGTGCGTTGCTGAGATTGAAGTTTTGTGCTGTCATACGATCTAAGTATGCAATGATAGCTTCGAAGGCACCTCTAGGCATAGACAAGTAGCAGATTGTTTCGAATTTGAGGCAAAAATTGTAATTTGCTGCAGTGTAAAAATCAGGGATGAGAACCACATCATGTGCGATTTTCGATAGGGGATAAATCCTAGTTGGTATAACAGTTGGAGCCGAAGCTACTGTCTGCATTTGTAAACACCAAAAATCACCGTGATTTTCAACAAATTCGATAGTTATCTGATAATCGCATAAATCTATCATAGTGGTACGAAGCCACTTAGACCAATTCTTTAGATTATGAACATATGTCTTTGACGCATCTTTGACATGAAACATTACGACGTCACCGTTGACGTTGAGAGAATAATGAGGGTTATTAGCGGGTGACCATTCCTTGCGAACAAGTGACGGTGGAATCCAAAGCCAATGCATGCCGTTGGTCGAACCCTTATTAATAACTGCATCTGCATAATCCTGCAGCGTAATGTCGTAAAGCGTATTAACGCTAACGATTGTGTCGGCTTTCACAGAACACTTTTGAACACCACGGTAGCACAAACCGGGTGTGATAGCCCCCTCTTTAACATACAGATTAATCTGACGATCTGTAGGGAGAGAACTGTGATCAGTGTGTGAAGCGTAACGAGCTTTATCTTCAGGAGTTTGAAGAAGAAAACAGTTGTGATCGGCTCGCTTATGCGATCGCAATGTTGGGGAGATTTCGCAAACCTTTCTCCCAGCTTTATTCTCGGCTCTTATGAAGTTTTCAATGTGATCATTGGCATAGTGAGAAATACAGGCTGGGATAGGGTGACCGGTGTCTTTTATCGGATTAAAAGAAACTAGTCGGTGCGGGAAATACTCCTGCAGTTCGGTGAGAGTTGCGTCATTCATACGAAATGGAAACTCTAATTTGTCATTAATGCGAGATTGCATGTTGAGACCAACAACACTCGCATATTGAGCAATGATAGCGTCTCGCTCCTTCGGAGCGAGAGAATCGGAAGTCAATGGAAGCATTATGAAAAATTCATAAGAG